ACTACGATTAGATTCAATGCTAGAGCGAATCATATCTTTTTCTGTATTGTAATCCCACTTTCCGAACAAGACTGCATCCTCAATGGCACGCAGTGACTTGTAATGGTAAGCGAGTTCTTCCTCGAGTGCAAATACTCGAGCTTCTAGACGGGTTATTTTAGAGGCTTGTCTTGCCTTTTCTTGTTTATGTGTATTTCCAATTGTATTTTCAATTTGCGTTATCAATTATTCACGCAAAAGGTTTGACATTGTTGTGCTTCTCAAACACTACCCTAAATAGGATATTGGGGGAACGCCCCTGAGAATTTATGCTCAACATCCACTCTTATACAGAATAAACGTCACTAAATGTATACAGTATATATGTAGAACATATCCCTATTGGTTTAGACATGGTAATATACGCCTTGGAGTTTATAGACTTCCTGGTCTAGTGGAATTGTTGTTTCAATTCCTCCCATGTCAAAAAAGTGTTATCTTCGACATACAGGTGTAAACCACATACATCGACAATGCGCTTCATCATAGCTTGCCTATCCTCAAAGTAGGATCGGCCATAGAAGAAATATTCTCTATTAGCAGAGCTCATTGTTTCAATTGCATGGGCTTCAGGTGTGATTGTCTTAGATACAACACCAATAGTCAGACTTTTGGTGATAGAATCCTCTTCAAGTGGACACACATACACACCTAGCTCTTCTTCAAAACGCCAAGTGCGCTTGAGAAAAGACACCTCTCCCATGTGAATATATGGGACACTTGGTGCTTCTTTATCAGCCATCGTGTATGTAATTCCAACTGCCGCCAAAGTGCTAGCAATTGAAGTGTGATTGAACCAAGGTGTTCGATCACTCACGCCCATCACATTGTCATCACCATATGTCATAAGTGCTACGTTGTTCTTAAAACTAGCACACTCTTTCATAGGGTTCAACACTGTGTAGCAATAACGCATGTATAGCGCATTAGCTAAACCGTTGATAATCACTGTCAATGGGTGTCCAGATGGGTTAGATCCGTAAAATTCCATTAGGTCTCCATTAAAGTCAACCATGGGAAATGCGGTGTCTTCCGCTATGCATTGCACAATACGCAATTCACTCTCTGAGTATCCAGCAGCAGCACAGATGTTTCTAATAACATCATATGCAGCTAGGATCACAGTTGGTGGCATAGTCTTGTCAAATGCGGCATAATCACCAGCAATCATACGCTCACTCCCAAATTGGGTGAGATATGTGTGCAATTCATGCCATTCACTAGACATGGCATTGACGCCTGGTGCGCCTTCCCATGCCGTGCGGTTCTTCTGCAGTAATCGAATCACTGACAAAAGATACTTTCGAACAACAAAACTCCAATCACATGGAGCTCCCGTGAAAACACGAGTCTTGCTCAGTCGAACCTTCTTCTCTGTCACTGCCTCATCCTTAAGATGACCACAAAACACCGGAGCATAACGTTCTCCATTCATGTATTTGGCCAAGATATCTTCAACACGATCCATAATCAATGGATCAAACTTGACGTGATCAACACCACTCTCCAAGTCAGGTGTCAAGAAATACTTCTTGCCCTTCTTGAATGGGCAACCAGCACTAGTGTTGCGATTCATCTTATCGACATATTTCAGACCAGCAACTCCATTGACAACTGTGTTGTTATCATAAACAAACACGTCATTAAGAGCGTCTGATGCGAGATTAGACAAGATATCTTTGGTGTAGTGTTCAACACACTGAGCCAAAATGCCAGTATCTATTCCACACACAGGTTGAACCATGTCTTTAACAGCAGTACGCCAAGGTGCGTACCCTTTCATGACAGGTGCATAGTGTTTGATAGGTATGCCCTCACTCTCCAATGCAGGAGCTATGATACTTGGTGCTACATGGCTCTTAGGAGCTTGCTTGAATCCAGAAAAGGATCCATAGACATTGGCTGTACCAGTCTCTAAGTAACGAGCCACAGATTTGGGATGCAACTCTTGTAAGTTACGTTCATATCCTGGAGCACTCAACACTGGTGCATTACTTTGCACCATAGGTTCTTTGATGCATTTCAATGCATCATTGATGAGTTGC